GTCCACGCGCAAAATAGACTAGTAATATAAGATTTTCCTGCTCGTGGTGGCATTGAAACGGACAAAGATTTTATTTTGTTTTCCTCAACCTGTTGAAAAGCGTCCGCAATTTCCTGTAAAAATTTTCTATTGGTAAAAAAATCAGTATCGATATACAAACAAAAAGCCCAAAATTCTCTACGACATAACTCGACTTCGAGCGCTTTTTTAAGTTCGTTTTTTTGTTCATTATTCATTATTTAAAAACGCCTTGATTTCCTCAGTTGTTAATTCGCTTAAATCGACCGTTGTTTGTTGCTGTTCAATATGCTGAACGGGCGCGCCGTAACCGCTGTTCATTATTGCATTATACGCGTTAACGTCTCCGTTCCTTGCTTTTTTTATTAACGCTAGCGTAATTAAATCCTCTTGACTCATAGTTTCGTTTACGCCTGTTAACGGGTTTTTTAAATTTTGATTAACTTCTAGCCATTGACGCGCAATTGTACTGCGGTTTTTTGATCCTTTGGGACGTCCGTTTGGATTTCCGCTTTCGCCTTTATTAAACTCATGTTTTTTTATATCGGTCGCGCTCATTATTATGCTGTTTTTGTGCTGTAAAAATCTATTGAATATATTATTTTATTTAAAATTTGTTTTTCCTCGCTTTCTTTACCCCTTATTGCCGTGCTAATAACGTCTTTTTTCTTATGTAACGACTTGCTAACTACGTAAATTTTATTGATTGAATTTTCAATACATTTTTTTAATATGTTTAAGTGTTCAACGTGTTTGTCGTTTGTTATAAATTTGTTTTGTGGTTTTATTGGTTCCATAGTTATTTTTTTTCAAATATACAATAAATTTTATTTTTGCTAATCAATCCTTTGTACTCAGTTATTTTGTTTAGTATTAAATACTCTTTAAACATTAATCCAATATTTTTTGCTAGTAAACTTTTTTTATTCGTTTTTTCGTATATTTCCCCAAAATAATTTTTCGCTAAAATTTTGTCGGGATTCAAAGATACAGGGGAGCAATAAGTACAAATAATAAATCCTTTGAAATTAGTTTTAAAAATATGTTCTAAATAAATAACGGGACTCCCCCAACTATCTAGATCAATAATATTAAATTTTGTTAAGTCGTTGTTTTTTATGTACGTTTTTGCGTTACAATTAAAGTCCGTTTTAAATCTTTTATCCGCGTCAATTGTTACCCGTTTTATTTGCGTGTTTAATTTTTTATTTATTGCTTTCCATAAAACTGAGTCGCCCGCGAAACAGTCTAAAACAAACGGATCCTTTGTTTTTAAAATTGCTTCCTCTCTTAGTGCTATTTTTAACGACTTATATTTGCTGTCGTTGTTTGTTGCTTTTGTGCTGCCCGGTCTTATCATTTTGTTAAAACTTCTATTAATTCGCTTTCTTTGTGCGTTTCAATATCCTTTAATAAGTTTTCAACATGATTAAAATTTTCCTCTTTAATTGTAATCAATAATATTAAGTCCGTGTTTTTGTTTAAAGACTCGCCCGTTAAACTTGTTGAAAACTCTTCGTCATTAAAAATTGGTAAATCTAACCCCCAACTTTCTAGTTTTTCCGTATCCCACTCGTTGGCTAAAATATCCCAATCCCACTCTCCAAAACCTACATTATCCTTAACAATAAACTCGTCCTTTTGTTCTTCGCTTAGATCCTTAGCCTGTACAATATAAATTTCTTTTAATCCAACTTCAATACACGCTTTTAACCTCATGTTTCCACCCAATACAATATTGTTTTCGTCTACGACTATCGGGCGTAATTCTAACATTTCGGGAAACTCCTGAATTGATTTTACTAGTTTGCGAAATTTATCGTCTTTTATTAAACGCGGGTTTTTCGGGTTCGTTTTTACGTCCCATATTTTAACTTTTTTAACCTCCATAAAATAAATATTCAAATAATTTAATAATAAAATAAATAACCGTAACAGTTATTACGCGCACAAACGAATTAACGACCCCTGTTGTAGTTTCGAACCACCTTTTTAGCGTTATAGTGTCTAACCAAAATAAAGCGGTTAAAATAAACCTGTCCGCGAAATAAACGCAAGTAAACAACGGGAGGAGTAAAACCCCAACCGTTATTTTTAATACTTGTATAATTCTAATTTTTGTAATTGCTTTCATTTTTCAAAATTACGTTTAATTTTCAATCTTTGTAAATTCTTTAAATTTAGACTTTGGAACGTAAACTAAAAATTCCTTGTCGTTGGTGGATCCTTTGCGCTCAACGCGACCGCCTTTTTTTAATTCGCCGGTTATGTTTTCCGTTTTAATGTAGACTAGTTTATCTAAATATTGAATAAATAAATACGTAGGTAAAATTTTACTCGCCTCCTGTAATTTGACTAACTTAATACAGCTTACAATTTTAGTCGGATATTTTTCAAACTCGGAATTATATTTTTTAATTTCAATAAACGCCTTACCTGTAATTTCGTAATCTAGCCCGAACCTATCTAATTTTTTAAATTCGTTTTTTCCTGCTATTTTTTTAATTATTTCAAGTTCGTTTAGTAAATCGTTTTCAGTTTCAAAAATCATTTGTTTTCGTTTAAAAATTTACCTATTTTCTCCAACGTTTTAGAATGTAATCCTTTTTCCGTGTTCGTGTATAAATACAGCCATAATTGGTTTTGATGAACGCCTGAGCGAACAGCAAACATATTTAACGTTATTCCTTTTTTATCCATAAACGCCAAAATTAATTTTCTAGTTTCAACGTTAATATTTTGTAGATCCTGCGCCTTCATATTAAAACGGTAAATCGTTTTCGTCCTCGTATTCTTTAACAATATCCTCGCTAAACATTTTGTCCGCCTCTTTTTCCGCGTACTTTTTAGCGTCAAAAGTTTTGTTACTGTTAACGTTAATTTGCCAACCCTCTATTGTATTAAAATACTTAATTTCCCCCGTCGGACTTTTCCACTCGCGACCGCGTAAATTTATACTAATTTCCACCTGTTCGCCAATTTGATTTTGTGTTACTAATTCCGTTTTGTCCTGCGTAAATTGAACTGTAATATATTGCGGGAATTTGTCTTCCGTTAATATTACAACGTCTTTACTTTTAAATTTTTCGCTTACTACTCTTAGCGCTCCTACAAAGTGAATTTTTCCCGTTACTTTCATTTTTTTTTATTTTTATTAGTTAAATAATCATGCAGCCAATAGCCGACCGCGAGCCACCCAACAACCATTGCCGGGATCATTAAAATTGTTAAAATTAAATTCATTTTAGTTTATTTATTAAGTTGATAACTATTAACACTCCTGAAACGTATCCAATCGCCAACGCAAACGCCATTTTTATACGCTCACTCCAAAGTTTTGACTCTACCATATAACCCGCAAACGGCAACCCAATAAAAGGCGCTACAAACGCGAAAAATAACATACCGTAAATATTTGCGTTAGCAACGCTACGAATATAAAACGTTGAAACAATTTCGATAATCAACGCCGAAATAAAAATTATTACGTACTTCATAGTTTTTTAATTAATTCATCGTAATATTTGCGACATTCCGTAATTCGTGTTTTTATAGCCTCTATTACTTCGTCGTTTTTTGCTACTTTAAACGTTTTTAATCGCTTTTCGTTTGGTATATGTGTAAATGTATGCTTTGCTTGTATAAAAGCTCTTAAATCGCTGTTTTCTTCAATTAAACTTAATTTCCAATGTTCGCGCCTAATTTCGTCCTCAACAATTTGCAAAGGCGTATCGATTAAACAGTAACATAAAAGGGCTTCGGTTTTACCTGTTAAATACATATAACCCTGTAATTGATAAAAATAATCTTTGTTTTTCAAATCATCATCCAATACCTTTTCAAAAAACGTAAACGCGTCCCAACTTGATTTTACGTCTAATAAAATTTTGCTAGTATTTACGTCGGGCGTGCCTGTGATCCACTCGTTAGTAAAATGTTCCTCGTTTTTATACAAAAATTCCGTGTCTAAAACGTCGTTGCAAAGTGAAATTGATAAATCTTCAACCTCGTTTCCTTTGTCCGTGTAACGGCTCGAAAATTCCTTTCGTATTCCATAAACTTCACTAATCGCTAATTCAAGCAAATAACTTTTAGTAGTTTGACTTAACGTTTCCCCCTTTGTTTTTGCGTTGGTCATTATTTTGCCAATTGCGCTACATCTTATTTTCATTGCTCTAATGTTTTAAAAATTATTG